CCAAAGAAGAGGAATCTGAGAAAGAAGAACCCAAGGGCGAAGATTCGGAGCCGCCTTCCGAAAAAGAAGAGAAAACAGTCCCAATTGCGGCACTTCACGATCAAAGACGGAAAGCGCAGCAGTACAAAGAAGAGCTAGAGTCATACAAAGCAAAGTATGATGTTGACGAGGAAGCTCCAGACCCCGCCGAGGATCCAGAAGCATATGAAACGTATGTTAAGGCCAAGGTAGAGAAAGAGCTTTATGAAAAGAATATCAATGCCTCGCGTGAAAAAATGATGGAAGATCATGAAGATTACGTGGAAGTTGAAAAAGATTTCATGTTTTTGGCCAATAGAGACCAGAACCTTATCAAAGAAATGAACGACAGCCCCGATCCCGCACGTTATGCCTATGAAAAGGCAAAAGCGTATACAGAGGCAAAGGAAGAAGAAATCCGAGCCAAAATATTAGCGGAAGCACAGGGAGATAAAGTTGTCGAAGAAGAAGAGCTTTCCGAGTCTGAAAAGCGGAACAAGTTAGCGACACAAGTGCCTGATTTAACCAAGGCAGCGGCAAAGGGAGTTAATTCCGAGCCTCTTGAGACAGACGAAGCTCTGGGCGATATGTTCGGTGATTCCAAGTTTTAAGACTGCCTAACATGAAAGGCTAGAAAAATGGAAAGCACTATAGATAGTGGCAATATCGTCACTAAATTCATGAAAAAAGTCCGCCGTGAGTATGTTCGTGGTGGCAAATTCGGCCCATTCATTGGGAACACCGAAAACGCTATGATCCAAACCAATAAAGACCTTAAAAAGGTCTCTATTCCATTGGTTGGAAAACTTGATGGCGGTGGTGTACGTGGAAGCACAGCGTTGACAGGTAGTGAGCAAGCTCTCTCTAACTATGCAACAACTCTGCAACCCACATACCACAGACAAGGTGTCTTGATTGATAATGAGGAAAACGAAAAAGCGGAATTCGATCTGTTTAGCGAGGCACGTCCTGCTCTCGGTAACTGGATGGAAGAGCTAAAGCGTGACCAAATTATCCAAGCTTTGGGAGCTATTGAAGCTGGTGGAACTTATTACAACTACGGCGGTGGCGAGTCCACTGGTGCAGTTGGTTCAAGTGCCGCATCTGCTGCTAACATGGATACATGGAACACCAATAACGGTGACCGGATCCTGTACGGTGCAGCTAAAGGTAACAAAACTGCTGGAGATCACACCACTTCACTTGGTACGATTGATACAACGAATGATAAGCTTGACCCTGACATGATTGCTCTTATGAAGCGCATGGCAGCCGATGCTGATCCTCTTATTCGTCCTATTCGTATGGACGGCGAAGAGCCATTCTACGTATTCCTCGTAGGTAAGTATGGTTTCCGCGATCTGGCTAACGACACAGTCATGATCCAAGCTAACCGTGAAGCTCGCGCCCGTGGCGTAAGCAACCCACTGTTTGCTGGTGGCGATCTGCTTTGGGACAATGTTTTGATCAAGGAAATTCCTGATCTTGATAAGTTCATCGACGGTACTGGTTCAGATCCATATGATGGAATCTGGGGTGCTGGAGCCGCTGGTGATAGTCTTGCTACTTCTGGTGATACTTCTAGCCGAGTTGGGGTAGGCTTCCTCTGTGGAGCTCAAGCAATCGGTTTTGGTATTGGTAAAATGGCTGAGTACAAGCGGCGCAAAGAAGATGATTACGGTCATCTGAATGGTGTTGCTATCGCTGCCAAGCACGATATCAAGAAGATCTTCTACAACGGTAAACAGCATGGAATGCTTACTTGCTTCCACTCTGCTTCTGTTGACTCTTAATAGCTAGGATAGAAAGGAACTAAAATCATGGCTGATTTAACTTTTACGAACGAAGCTACTGAGCGTAAGGGCTCTAGCAACCTAGTTGCTGGTAAAGGTGACGCACACAATCTTAAAGTATTGTTGTGTTCAACCGTTGAGCTCGCTGCATCAGCATCTGGTGTTACTGTCGATTTCGGTGACATCCCTGCTAATGCACGTATCGTTGCTGCTAGTCGGATCTACAACGACGACCTTGCTACTTCTGGATCTCCTACCCTTGATTTGGGTCTGGGTTCAGTTGACAGCAATGTCACGAGTGATCCTGATGCTCTGACCAATGGTATCGCAATTGATGCCGCTGGCTCTGACGCTCTAGCAATTACGATTGCTGACGCAGGTAAACGTGCTTGGGAATTCGTTAATGGTCAAACTGTTGATCCGAAAGGTCAACTGACTGTTTACGGTTCTGTCAAGGACGCTCCTACCACGCAAACAGGAACTGTTACAGTTGAACTGTACGGCTACCTAGACTAAAATAGATCATGGCCCATCCCTCTGTACAACAAGGGTGGGCCTTTTCTTTAAAGGTTGAATATGAACGCACAGGACGCCTTTGACAAACTCTCCCTCCTTAAATTTGACACAGTCTTGGATCTTGGCTCTGGTGAGGGATTCCATGCTAACGAATTCAAAGCAAACGGCAAGACAGTTACTACAGTCAGTTTTACTCCACCCGCAGATCATGTCGGCGACTTTCTAACATTAGAACTTCCTAAATTTGACTGTATCTGGGCATCTCACGTATTAGAACATCAACTCAATGTAAACCTATTCCTCAGAAAGTGCTTTGACACGCTGCACGATGATGGTATCCTTGCAATCACAGTGCCGCCGCTTAAACACAACATAGGTGGTGGTCATGTAAGCCTTTGGAACGCAGGACTTTTATTGTACAATCTGATACTCGCTGGGTTCGACTGCTCAGAGGCAAGTGTGAAGACTTACGGTTACAACATAAGCGTAATTGTAAGGAAGAAAGAGGCTAAACCCGAAGGTCTTATAATGGATAACGGTGACATAGCAAAAATCAATCAATATATGCCATTTGAGGCAGTGTGTGGTTTCGATGGTCAAATTCAGGAGATAAACTGGTGAAAGTAGCAATTGTATGCGGAGCTCCAAGCTCTGAGTTCATGGCTCCATATGATGACGAATCATGGGAAATCTGGGTGCTTGGTAATCGTTTAGACAGGCACATCGATAAGCGTGTTGATTGCGTGTTCGAGATACATGAGGATTTGAGCGAGCATAAAGATCCAGAGAAGTATGCTGATTGGCTGGTTTCAACGTGCGAGGTAGGCGAATTCACATTGATTACGGGGAGTAATTTCCCCTACAACAAAGCCGAAGAACTCTACGGCTCAATGTATCTGACATCATCACCTGCTTACATGATGGCTTACGCTATCCTTCAAGGCGCTGAGGAGATCGCTGTGTACGGTGTAGACCTCTCGACTGATGATCATGAGTATTTTTGGCAAAGGCCGTGTATGGAGGCGTGGATCGGCTTCGCAAAGGGTAAAGGAATCAAGGTTACGATCCCAGAAGTGTCACATATCGGTAAATGCTCGTATGTAGAGGGCAGAGACTGGGGCGGGGCGAAGGATTTTGCCAAGCCGCCGTTCACGAAGGTCCAGTTCGAAGAAATGGCCTCGCAGCACCAACAACAGATGGATAACATTCAGGTCGAGATAACTGGCTTGAATCAGAAATACGCAGCCCATGACGGGGCTAGACAGGCGTATGAGAGACTTGCTAGGGTAGCAAGATCAACAGAAGCTGGGGTTGATGTCAAAACCCTATCAGAAACCGCAACAATCAAATAGGAGACTACAATGGACTTTAGGTATATTGGTAACGGAGACTCTGATCCCAAAAACATTAAATTCATGGGACGTGTAGAGTTTGTATTAAACGAGGTTACAGACGTTCAAGACGAAGAAATCATTAAGAAATTAACCGGAAACCCTGCGTTTGAAAAACCAAGCACAGTGGCCCATGCTAAAAAAGCAGAAGAAGTCAAGAAAGAAGTCGAAGAAGAGACTAAACAAGTCGATGAACCTGTGGTAAAGTATATGGACAAAGTTAAAGCCATTGCTGCCGCTGGAGTTAAGCTTGAAAGCAAGAGCAAGGCATCTGTAGATAAAGCGTACGAGGAGCTTACCGCTTAATGGCAAGTACAAAAGCTGAAATGAGAGATATGGCTGGGGAGGAGCTTGGAGTTAAGCGCCTTCACCAGCCTATGCAGTCACAGGATGCTGCTAGGATAACCAAATCGTTTGATCAGGTTTATGCACAACTTAAAAAGGATGGTTTGGCTATCTGGGCGTCCACAGGCTCCGCTCCTGATGAAGTGGTTCCTCATATCGTATTTTTGATCGCAGAGGGCTGTCTGGGCGTGTATGGCGTATCAAACGAACGATATAACAGAATCGTGATGGGCGCCAATAAAGCAAGGCGTGAAATCCCCAAAATGGTCAAGCCGGACTACGAATCACAAGATAATGCTACGGATTATTAATGCAAACAGTACCAATTAATATCACTGGCGGCACGTATCAGCACA